ACGCGACTGAGTTTGCAGACCCTGATATTACAGGCGACGGTACCAACAGCCAGAGAACTATGTACTGGCACTACGACCATGTTAAATGGTATCCCTCGTTTGATTTTGTACAGCTACACAATAGGATAATGCAGGAAGTTCAGGACTTTAAGGGTGGGTATGCTTTCGTTAGGGTTGGTGAGGAAGAAGGCGACGTGGAAGCTCACCATAGAGAGTACGACTCCAACTGCGTGTTCGAGGGAGTTATAATGATACAAACGACCTCAGACTTTCAGATAGACGAGATCGAAGTTATTGAGCCTTACATTAGTCCTAGGTTAAAGAAACGCTATGGAGTCACGGCTTAATCCCATGGGATTAACTTACTTACTTACTGGAGATACATCATGGAACAAGCACTAGATACAGCGTACAGCAAATTAGGACTTAAAGAGCCCTTCATTGCCGCAGTTATGACTCGCGTAAAGCGAGAGATCAGCGACAAAGTACCAACGGCGGCTACAGATGGCGCTTGCGTATGGTACAACCCTGCTTTTATGTCTGAGCAATCACCTGCCAAGCTATTCGGCTTGGTGTTACATGAATCCTTGCATGTAGTATTGATGCATATGTGGCGACGTGGCGATAGAGAACCGGAGCTTTGGAACTACGCCAACGATGCCATTATAAATGCGTACGTCCTTAGCAGGGGCTACGAACTCCCAGACGGAGGGGTGTATGTAGCATGGGTTACAGATAGCATGTCATCAGAGTATGTCTACCGCCGTATGAAGCAAGAACGCGACGAAGAAGAAAAAGATGGGCAGGGCGAGGGCGGCGAGGGCGGCGAGGGCGGCGAACCTAAGAAAAACGCAGGTGGTTTTGACGGCAAGGGTGATTTAATCGACGCTCCAAATGACGCAGGGAAAGCTGACCTAGAGGCTACCATTGCAGCATCAGCACAGATGGCTAAGGATTGTGGGCATGGCAGTGCTATTATAGATAGCATACTCAATACAACAGGCAAGTCTACGGTAGATTGGGGTACAGAGACACGAGCTATGCTAACTTCCGCCGCCGCTAATGACTACACATACCAAAGGCCGTCCAGACGTTTCATAGGACAAGGCTTGTACTTGCCCAGTCTACATAGCGAGGCATTGGGTGGCGTTCTGTTCGGCATTGATTCCTCCGGCTCTATGACGCAGGGGGAACTATCACAAATAGCCACGGAAGCTACGCAGATCATAGAAGATTTACAGCCACTGTTCGTCGAAGTAGTGTACTGTGATACTAGGATACAGAATGTAGAGCGGTTCGAGAAAGGCGACGAAGTAGTATTCCATTGTAAAGGTGGTGGCGGTACTGACTTTAAGCCTGTATTCGATCACTTGGCCAATATGGATGACCCAGTTGTTGGGCTTATTTACTTTACAGATATGGAGGCTCCTATTAATAAAGATATGGAGCCCCACGTCCCTGTTATCTGGGCACACACTGGCACCGGAACATATAAACCACCCTTTGGAGTAGTAGCAAATGTCGAAGTATAATAATCAGGAAAATATTACCTCTCGCCTAGTTCGCCTAGAAAGCAAGCTAGTGCGAGGGTTTGAGGAACTGGGCGTAAGTCTGGACGTAAACAGAGATTGGCTAACAGTAGATAACGCGAGTAAAATTATATATCTGTCTACTACTGGAAGGTCGATTACTGTAATGATGCAAGAGATGAAAGCGCAGGGCGCGACAAAAGAGGGAGAGTTTTACGAGGTAGTTCACGGCGGCGTTCTAGTCGCAAATATACTGTACAACCCAAAATATTAGGGTAGTATTAGATTACTTAAAGGAGATTGTTTATGAAACTTCAAGAAGCGGGAAAACTAATAACTACACCCAGATTCTGGGACTGCGAATGCGAAGAAGATTTTATCAAACCTAAATCAATACCATACTGTGACATGTGTGGCACTCACAAGAACGACCAACCCGACTCAAGACTAGACGAAGCTAGATTAATGCTAGAACGCTTAGCTAATGCTGTCGAAAGTAACTGTCCAGAGGCATATATGGATAGCGTTCTAAGTCATGCCATAGATGAGGCATGGATATTCCTAGAAGATAATTAATTGGGGTAACTTATGATATTACAATTTTTTGTAAGTGTAGCTATTTTAGCAGCGTTAGGCGCTTTGCTTCATGGGGCGTACTTAATAGTACAAGACAAAGACCGAGAGTTTAAGGAGAAGAAACTATCTGAAAAAAACTTTAATAATTTTCTCAAGGAGAATGATTACAAAGTATTAGGTAAATTGACCGGGGTAAAGAAAGATGACTGACTTTGAAAAAGCTATGAAAGAAGCGCATGACTTCGCGGATGACGCACTAAAGAAATCTGAGTACGACAGAATTTTTAGGGTGTACCTATTCTATGGTATCGCCATGGCCGCTAGCATAATCCTGTTCGTTATAGGGTTGTATGTTTAGATGTCGTGCGAGGAGACAGAAGACGAGATCGTGTATGGGGAAATAGCCGCCCATGTGATGGACGATGTAGTGCCTGCGTTTATGGCAAACGCGTTAGTAATCGCTAGAGAAACTTATAAGGACAAGAAGTTTGATGTAGAAGACCTTCGAGGAATCCTAGAAATTACATATAGGGAAACCTTTATATCAGATAACTTTGATAGCACACTCCACTAAAAAACCCCCGCCGAAGCGGGGTAAGGGGAGAGGGTCTATCCGGTAATCAATTAGAACATTACTTAACTACTTATACAATCTTAATCCCATGGGATTAAAGGAATCAATATGAAAACAGTAACGCTCGACTTCGAGACTTACTACGACAAAGACTACTCTTTGCGAAAGATGCAGACAGACGCATACATACTAGATGATCGGTTCGAGGCCATAATGGTCTGCGTTAGACGCGATGGGGAAGCTAAAATATTTTCAGGATGCGAACTTACTATTGCAGGAAAACTACATAACTATTGTGACTGGTCTAAGGTAGCTGTTCGCTGTCATAACACCCTATTTGATGGATTCATATTAGCCGAAAGGTTTGGCGTTGTTCCTGCCCTGTGGAAAGATACATTGTCACAAGCCCGTATGGTATGGCCGTACCTCCCGTCGCATAGTCTAGCTAACATAGCCAAGCACATGGGGCTAGAAGATAAGGGCGATGCTGTACACAATATGATGGGCAAGAACTTAGCTGACATGAGTAATGGGGAACTTATAGAGTACGCCGCATATTGTCGGCAGGACACAAGATTATGTGAGCAGATGGGTGAGTACCTAGATAAGTTTACTCCGCCCTTAGAAATGAAGCTCATTGATATGACCATCCGAATGTTTACAGAACCCACCTTAGTAGGCGACCTGCCTATGATGAACAAGCTACTCAGCGATGAGATCACCCGCAAAAAAGGTCTAATGGCCTTAGCTGATTTAGATAAAGAAGAGCTTATGTCTAACAATAAGTTCGCTGAGCGCCTGAAAGCACACAACGTACACCCCCCAACTAAAGTTAGTCTAAAGACTGGCAAGATTGCTTACGCCTTCGCCAAAACAGATAAAGATTTCTTAGACATGCAAGAGCATGAAGACCCGAACGTCGCTGCTTTAGTATCTGCTAGATTAGGTGCGAAGACTACGATTGCCGAGACTAGGGCTCAACGCTTTATAGAGATGACTGAGCGTGGCCCACTACCAGTCTACCTAAATTTCTGGGGTGCCAAGACTACAGGGCGTTACTCAGGGGGAAACAAGGTTAACTGGCAGAACCTACCTGCTCGTGGTATAGCCGCCGGACTTCGCAAAGCACTCAAAGCACCAGAGGGGTACGCAGTTCTTGTGGGTGACTCATCCAATATTGAGCTACGAGTAGTTATGGCATTGGCAGGGCAACGCGACGTACTAACTAAATTAGATAGCGGAGTTGATATGTACTGTGACTTCGCCACCACTCTCTTCCATCGTACTATCACTAAAGCTGACAAAGCCGAGAGGTTCTTGGGTAAGACCGCCATGCTAGGCTTGCAATACGGTGCAGGAGGGCCGAGGTTTCAGGACATGGTAAGGCAAGCAGCAAACACTATTTCTGGCGTAGAGCCAATTACATTAGACCGTGCCTATGAGATTGTAAACTTATATAGGGAAATACACCCTGAAGTTGTAGCACTTTGGAGACACTGTGAGAAAGTTATAATTCCTGACATAGCTAATGGGTGTGGACTAACTGCGGTAGATGTTAATGGGTGGTTTATCACTCAGTGGGATGGCTTTGGCAGGCCCGGTGAACCCGGAGTTGTGTATCACGATCTAAAGTATGACGGAGAGGAATGGACTTACCAAATGGGAAGGCAACGTGTTAAGATATATGGAGCAAAGGTAGTAGAGAATCTGTGCCAACACGCGGCAATGAAAATTGTTATGTGGCAAACGGCTAGGATTAATCAGCGTTATCCCGTACGTTTATCCGTACATGACGAAGCTGTCTGCGTACCACTCTCCTCAGAGATTACTGAAGCCAAATTATATATGGAGGAGTGCTTAGATATGACACCTAAATGGTGTCGTGGGCACATACCTGTTGCCTGCGAAGTTGAAGTTGGTTCTTCGTATGGTGACGCTAAGTGAGGAATTACTATGTCAGATGTTGCATTATCTTACAGTAGGTTATCTACTTTTGAGCAGTGCCAAGCTAAGTTTGATTACTTATATGTAACTAAGTCAGTTAAAGATAAGGGAAACGAGGTAAGTGAGTACGGCAGTAGGGTACATGAAGTACTTGAGCTGTATGGTACAGGTGAGCTAGACCTAGATAATTTAGGTTTGGAAGGTAAACAGACCCTTGAAAAATGGGGCGGCATAGTAGACATGATTAACAGGAAGAAGGGGGATAAGTACTATGAGTTCAAGATGGCGATTGATGTGGGGCGGGTTCCTACTGGGTGGTATGATTCTGATGTGTATTTCCGTAGTATTGCCGATGTCCTTGTTGTGGATGGTGCTACGGCTTACTGCCTTGACTACAAGACTGGTAAAGTTAAAGATAATCCAACCCAGTTACAACTGTTTGCAGCAATGGTATTCGCGCATTTCCCAGAGGTGCAGAAAGTTAAAACAACATTTATCTGGCTAAAGTTTAAGAAAGTAGATAACACCATATATAAAAGGGATCACTTAGAGGCATTATGGAATGGCCTTCAGCCTAGATTAGATATGGTTAAAGAAGTAGTAGAACTTGGGTTTTTTAAAACCAAACCGTCAGGCTTATGTCCTTGGTGTCCTGCACAAGATATTTGCCCAGATGCTAATTTACGGGGTCGTAGAAGATGAAGAATGAGAAAGATGTTAAGAAAGCTGTTAAGAAAATACTGGATGAATATAAAGGGGCAGGTATGTGGTACTTCATGCCACCTGCTAATGGGTACGGTAGGTCAGGCATACCAGATTTTATAGGATGTTATAAAGGTAACATGTTTGGCATAGAGACTAAGTTCGGTACGAACACTCCTACGGCTAACCAGATACGGGAGATAGAACAGATAATACAAGCAAAAGCGCAATGCTGGATTGTAAGGGATATAAACATTACTCCGTGGTCAGATGAGTTTAGAGGGTGGGCTGCTTTGTGCTAGTGCTACCTGACAAGAAACGCATTGTAATAAAAAGTTCACACAACGAAGCAGTAGCCCAGATAATACCGCACGCAAAAAGATTTACTCATAATGGCGAAGATCACATAGCCATACCATACGGCGTAGAAGAGTCTATCGTGTTGCGTAACATGGGGTTTAGCGTACCAGAACCGATCAAGCAGTATTACGATTGGCCTGCACGTTTCACCCCTATGGATCACCAGAAGGATACTGCCGCGTTCTTAACTACGCACAAGAAAGCGTTGTGCTTGAATGCTCCGGGAACTGGTAAATCTATTAGTGCTTTGTGGGCTGCGGATTTTTTACTGACTGAGGGTATATGTACTAAGATTCTGATCATAGCACCGCTATCTACGTTGAAGGTAGTGTGGGGGGCTGAGATAAAAGCACACTTACCACATAGGCAGTTCTCAATAATAACAGGAACAAAGAAGAAGCGTACAGATTTGCTAGAGACTCCGGGATTACAGTACGCCATCATTAACCACGATGGCTTTACTAACATGCAGGAACACCTAAACGATTTTGATGTTGTTATTTACGACGAAGCTACGGCACTTAAATCGCCTGCCTCCCAGAGATATAAAGCGTTCTCTAAGTGGATGACAAAGAATCAGCCGTGGTTGTGGATGTTAACTGGTACACCTATATCACAGACTCCGGCAGATGCTTGGACTCTTGCTAGGTTAGTTGACTCCCCCAACGTGGCTAGGAGTTTTACCGCCTTTAAAGACACAGTGATGAAGAAAGTAACACAGTTTAAGTGGATACCTCGTGAGGACGCGCTAGAGACCTGCAAGCATGTACTGCAACCATCTATAAGGTTCTCACTAGATGAGTGTAAAGATTTGCCTAGTACTAACTTTGTGGGGCGTAAGACAGAGCTTACTACTCAGCAAGTAAAAGCATTTAAGGACATGCAGGAAAAGGCTGTCACAATATTTGCAGAGGGAGAAGTAACTGCGCCTAACACTGCGGTCATGTTATCTAAGCTGCTACAGATATGTTGCGGAGTAGTGTACAGCGAGGATGACTCGATTGTCATAGATTGCGATGCGCGGTATAATACACTTACTGAATTATTAGGGGAGATCGGGGGCAAAGTTATTATCTTTGTTCCGCTAAAAGGCGTGCAACGATGGTTGTTAGAGCAGCTACGCAAGAGCGGACATAGCGTTGAGCTTGTTAATGGTGACGTTACTACCAAAGCAAGGAACGAGATATTTAATAACTTTCAGCACACCGACGAGCCGACTATATTATTGGCTCACCCGAAGGTAGCGGCGCATGGTCTGACGTTGACCGCTGCTAAAGATATTATATGGTACGCTCCGATTTACTCACTTGAGCAATACGAGCAAGCCAACGCTAGGATACGAAGACTGACTACAGAAGGTAAAACTTCAGTCTGGCATATCTGGGCAACAAACTTTGAAGCGGAGTTGTATAGAAGACTTCGTGCAAAGCAGAACACGTTAGCTGAATTTTTAGATTTGGTGCGTGGGGTAAACAGTACTAACTGATAAACTTGAGGGATAAGATATGAACTATGAGCAAGCGGCTGACCGCTATCTAAAGTGTCGGCAAGATATAGACGTACTCGATAGAGAGTACAAAGAACGTAAGTCAAAAATCAAGGAGCGAATGGTTACACTTGAGAACTGGTTTACAGTAAAGTCACAGGAAGACGGATTATCGTCAATAAAAACTGAGGCAGGCACAGCCTATTGGTCAACACACCACTCAGCAACTGTAGCGTCACGCGAAGACTTATTTGATTTTTGTAAGAAGAATGAAGCTTGGGATTTATTAGAATCTCGTGCATCTAAAACGGCTGTAAGAAGCTACATCGACGCAGTTGGAGAACCACCACCGGGTGTTAACTTCAGCTCAATTAGTGTGTTCAACTTTCGTAAAAACCAGTAGGAGTAAACTATGAGTAATAACATGAGTGTACCTGCGCACATTGCAGCTAGAATTGCAGAGCGCAACAAGACAAACAAGAATACTTTAGCCAACTCAATCGTGAGTGATTCAGGCCCAAGTATACCAAGGATTAGTATTCGCGCAGGGCGTTTCCGGCTTGTAGAGAGCGGGGTGGAAACAACGGTAGGAACTAACCTCGACGTAATTATTGTCGGCGTTAATCCTAGAGTCAGTAAAGTATTTTATGGCCGTCCGTTTGATGCTTCCGCCGAGAACCAAAGACCTGATTGTTTCTCTAACGATGGGCTTCGTCCAGATGCTCAAATAGAGTCACCCGTAAATGCCTCCTGCGCTAACTGCCCAAACAATGTACTAGGTTCTAAGATTCTGCCTTCCGGCGCTAAGTCGAAGATGTGTGCAGACCAACGGCACCTTGCAGTGGTTCCGGCAGCTGACCCGCAGAAAGTTTATAGCTTGACTGTACCTGTTAGCGCCATGCGTGCATTGCGTGAGTACTTCACTGAGTTGGCTAATTACAACATTGGCCCCGAAGAGGCGATCACCGAGCTTGGCTTTGACGAGCAAGCAAGTTATCCTAGACTAATATTCAAGCAAAAAGGCTACGTACCAGAAAAAGCACTCCCGCTTGTTGATACTCTGCTAGAGTCGGATGATACTAAAGTAGCTACGAGAATGATGGCTCCGGTAGCTAAAGAACCTGCGCTAACTGCCCCTGAGTTTAAGGCTAAAATAGAGCCACCTAAGACAACTCCGGCAGATGATGAAGCCAGTGCGTATGACGAGCCAGAGCCAGTGCAGGTAAGCACTAAGAAAGAGCCACCAAAGGTTGAGCCAGTAAAGCAGTCCGAAGAACTGGAGGCACAACTAGACAGTCTGTTCGACTAGGGAACAAAATATGAGCCTTTCGGGGCTCATTTTCATCTTAGGAGAGGAACGTGAATACGACAGAATTTTTAAAGCGAGTAGTCCCAGATAGGGATTCAATCGTGGTAACACAATATAATCATAAGAAAGATATTTTTTGGAACAGGGAAACATTTTCGTACGATGACTTAGAGACTGCGGCTGCTAACATGCAGCTTTGGGATAAGAACCCAGAAGTAACTATATACTATAGCGTTGGTGCATTTGACGGTAACATTGTCACTGACGAGAACGGCAAGAGTAAGGTAAGGCGCACGCAAGAGTTCGCTACGTTTTTTAAGAGTTTGTGTTTTGATTTAGACTGTGGCGAAGATAAGCCCTACAAGACACAGCGCGACGGAATACTGAAGCTAGTAGAAGTTGTTAAAGAGCTAGACATGCCTAAGCCGCTTATTGTTTCGTCCGGTATTGGGGCGCATGTTTATTGGGTACTAGACTCATGCATTTCTAAGGAGCAGTGGGTTACGGTTTCTGTAGCTCTGAGACTAGCGTTAGCAGAGAAGGGTCTAGAGATTGATAACTCTAAGATACATGACCCCTCAATGGTACTGCGCCCAGTAGGTACGTTTCATAAGAAGACCGAGGACTGGAAAGAAGTTAAGGTACTGCTAGACGATGGTAAGTCGCACGACATAATGCTACTTGCGGGGAAGCTAACTGAGTGGATGGATAAGACCCCACAGCGCCCGGCGAACACCCCACGTAAACGTAGTAATATGTTAGACGCGGTGTTGGGTACAGACGAAGAGAACAACGATTTAGACATAGAAGCTATAGGCCAACATTGCCAACAGGTGAAAGCCATACTAGACAGTGGTGGCGTTACTAACGCGGCAGGTGAACCAGTAGAAGAACCTTTGTGGCGTGCTTCGTTAGGCTTAGCTAAGTTTACTCCAGACCCCGAACTTACTATCATAAAAATAGCAGGGCAACACCCAGACTTCGACCTATCAAAGAATCTAGAAAAGCTAGAGGGTTGGAATGCAACTGGGCCAACTACTTGTGCTACGTTTGAGCAGCTAAGCCCACAGGGTTGCGAGGGTTGCCCGTACAAGGGGAATAAGACTTCACCTGCCCAACTGAGTGGCACGACCACGCAAGTCGTAGTAGAGATACAAAACGGCGAGGAGAAGGAGGTAGAAATATCTGTTCCTGATGGTTATGTAATACGCAACGAACAAATCTACCACGAGATCGTTACTAAAGACGAGGATGGCAATGAGATAAAAGACTGGGAGTTAACTAGTAAGTATCTCATGTATATTAAGTCTATTTTCTTTTGTCCTGAAGATAGAGAAACATCGTTTACTTTGTGTATTAAGAAGCCTATAACTATGTGGGAGCAAAACGATCACATTGCCGCTGTCATATCTGGTGTAGGTAAAGACTTCTCCACGTTCCTAGTCAACAACCAACTGTTTGGGTTCAAATCAATGAACCAACAAGAAAAATTAAGAGGATACCTTATGGACTATTTGCAAATGGTTCAGAGTCAAGTAGCTACTGGTGCAGACTACCGCTCGTTTGGGTGGCAGAAAGATGGCTCTTTTGTAGTAGGAACTAAGATAATAAACCCACCAAACAATGCTGTGGATAGACGTATCGTAGGTAACGCAGAACGATACCGTGACCGCATCGGCATGAACGGCACTCGTGATAAGTTCGTGGATGCTATGACATTGCTTAACGAGCCCGGAACTGAGGTAATACGAGCCTGCGCTTTAATTGCTTGCACAGGCATAATTGCTAAGCAGATGGGTATGGGTTCTAGCATTGTGTCTATCTACTCTACTGATACATCTACTGGTAAAACACTTGCGCTGCTTGCTGTTAATAGTATGTTTGGCGATCCTCGTTCGCTTATAACTGGGCGCAACGACACGATAAATGCTGTGTATGGTATGCGAGGCACGCTTAACAACTTACCAATGACCATCGACGAAATAACGATGGCTGATGATTACCAGATAGCACAGATGGCTTACTCATTCTCTGAGGGGCAGGAGAAAACATCTATGACTCCGGGCCGAGACATACGTAATCCTGCTATCTGGGATGGCCCTACGTTTATGACTACCAACACTTCACTTATGAGCAAGTATGAGATGGTCAAGCAAGAGTCTGAGCCACTGAGGGTACGAACTTTTGAGATGCCGCAAGACGATAAGACCTTTGTGACATTACGTGACGAAGATGGCAGCGTAGCAAGTAAGTTCGCTGACCTACTTATTGACAATCATGGCTTCGCTATTCCCGAATTAGTACAGGCTGTAGTTAGTATGGGTGGCCCAAAGGAAGTTGCTATAAAAGGGCACGCCGATTTCTTTAAGACCTTTGAATTTGAATTTGATCCGCAAGAAAGATTCTATGAGTCTATGATCAAATCCGCTTGGACTATTGGGAAAATAGGAAAGGCTTTAGGGCTGTTCCCTTTTGAGATTAAGGACACTATCTATGCCATGTTAGAGAATGTTAAGAGGCTTAGGAAAAACACAGTAGACGCGAAAGTAGACGCTATAGATGTGATCGGGCAGTTTATGCAGCAATTTAACGACCAAATCATAGAAGTTACGCGTCCGTACGGCCCTGAAGGGAAGAACACAGTACGTGAACCCGCGCCCATGAAAGCTGTGATGCGCTCTGAGTACGTATATGACGCAGATAACCCGATAATGCCGGGGTCTACTCTAGCCATCAACCGTGCCTTGTTTAAGAAGTTTGTCAAAGATAACAATGACGCAGAGGATAGAATCTTGCGGGAGCTTAGTAACATGGGTGCCCTAGTAGACTCTAATCACCGCGTTACTATGTTTAAGAATTGTCGTGGTAGAAACCCCGGTCAGGCTTGGTGTATACTTGTTAACTTGAATCACCCACGATTTATAGATTCATTAGCAGGGGCAGATATGAAGAAACAAAGTTCTGTTTCACTAGCACTTCTTCACGGACTACAGGACGGAACTAATGGGTAGAGACTACAGAAAAGAGTATGACAATTACCAAGGCAAACCTGCCCAGATTAAGAAACGAACTGCACGTAACGCGGCTCGTCGGCAGCTAGCGAAAGAAGGTTTAGTGTCTGTGGGTGATGGTAAAGATGTTGGCCACCGTGTACCCATTGTAAAAGGCGGGAAGAACAACCGGGGCAACCTAGAAGTTCAATCAGTGGCAAGTAACCGATCCTTTAAAAGAACCAAGAAAGCAAAGATGGTATGAGTGTACCCAAGCGTTATAAATTTATAGGGGAAGATAATAGATTCCTAAAGAACGTAAAGTACACGCTATCAGAAGTAGCAAGAACAGCAGACTTGCATGAGAAGACAATAGTGTCTCGTATGCAGTTTAAATGTGACAAAGTAATAACTGATAACGACATACGCCCTACCACTTGCAACTTCTTTGGTGGTAGAAACAGAGCTTCTATACCCATTTCTAAACCAGTAAAACCCCCTGAAAGATTATCTTCAAAATGGCTAAAGAGAAAACTTGTCGTTTCCAATATTTAGAGTAGAATGCGGCCTCATTAACCGGAGACCGCTGCTGTGATTACCTACTACTCTATTATACTTGTGCTTGTATTACTAACTGCCATCGCACAAGAAGACTTATCTGACTAAAGTTAAACCTGATAACCAAGGCGAAGCTGCCGCCTCTTCTGGGGCCTCTTCATCTTTCGGAAAGTAGACTTGTACAAAGCAAGCGCACTCAGGACAATGTAAATTAGATACCATCGAGTACTCTTCACATTCATCCTCTAAGTCATCGTCGCCACCCCAAATTAACTCTGACTTGCAATGCCAACAATTCATTTCCGCCCCACTCTTGGTTTAGGTACTGCTTTTTTGTTCTTGGCAACTCTTGTGCCACGGGTAGGTAACTTAATTCCAGCCTTCATAGGTTTCTTATGCATTACTATTCCTCTAGTTTGTATATTTTATCAAGTTCTTCCCGCAGTTCTTCTTCATACCCAATTATATCTAAGTCAAGGCTTTTCCAGTCTGGGTCTCCACTACGCATCTCATCTCTTTTTGCTTTAGAAATAGCTGCTTGGTAGTCACGAGTAAGTTGGCTGTCTAAGAAGGAGCGAGTAGCCATCTCTTGATCTATATTATAGTCTACAACTTTAAGGCCTAGCACTTGTGCAAACAATAATTTAGATACGTTTACCTGCTGCCCGGCAAAATTAACATCTCCATCAATAGCGGCACTTATTTTTTCAAAGTTACCAGACCTGATAATAGGCGGAGTAAATACGTCATACATAAATTTAGCGTTAGTAGCTGCTTTATCCAGACTGCTATCAGCAACCGTGTGTAATGGATCACCAGTGTAAGGATCAACGCCACCAATCAATGCAATTATTGCACTAAGAGCAGGACTAGAAGGTTGCAACCCTTGAGGCCACCAATCCATACCCATAAATCCGTTCTCCGTGGCTAAGGCTTTCGTAGAAGAAGCTAATGGTATGTAGTCACCTAGACGATAATACACAGGATTTTCTTCGTCGCCAATGAAAGGCAACCTTATATGCATACGAGGGCCGATACCAAACATACGCTCATCTAATTTTTCTGGCCCGTTCATCCTAGCTAACTCATCGTCATCTCCGGCTAAAGCGGAAGCAGCCATGTCAATCATAGCGTATGAAGCAAGTAAATTAGCCATAGCCCAAGGCTGAGTAACCGCGATACGTCCTAGCACTGGAGTAATAGCGTAAGTCCAAGATATGAAAGGCATAAATGTCTGCCTAGCTGTCTTAACCGCTTGTGAGTCAATGTCGTAATCCAAGAATGCGTTACGCGCATATCTACCAGACTTCTGTAACATATCTGGTGTAACAACACCGTCGGCGCTATTTGCTTTGGCATCTCCTACATTCTTTAAAAACGCAGCAAGTCTAAATGCGTTATCTTCAGCCGCATATAGCTGCGTAGCTAACTCATCCATGCGTTTTCCACGTTTGGCAAGCCTGCCAATTAAAGAACCTTTGTCTGCCTCCATGTTAATAAATGCCGTAACACGGGTCATTACGCTTTCAGATCCTTCAGGAACAATGTGTTTTTCAATGTTTTGAAACAATGCTTTTTTAATCTCGACACTAGAGTAGTTACCTAACATGGCACCTGACTCTAAGAATGCCCGCATAGCTGCACGTTCCTCAGTAGTTAAGTCGCTAGAGTTGTTCTCAAACTTGTACATGAGCTTAGCAGCAGTCAAAACAGTCTTAACAGGAATTTGGTGCATAATGGCTAGAGATACGTTAGACATTACGTTAGTTACGTGGGTGCCGGGGTTATAAATAGTTTTAGCTTTCTTGAACGCACGGAGAGAGGCGTTATAGGCTTCAGCGGAAGTAATAGGCGATCTGTCACTCATGTCTGTCATAGCAATAAACGTAGGCCCATGAACAAGCTTGCCCGATAGATCACCATATAAGTCAGGGCTATCTGGGTACTGCACAAACGTAGCACGAGTACGTAGCGCACCGCGTAGTTTAGAATTGTTAGCTTCGTCTAAGGTCATTGGCCGAGTCATTCCGGGTGCGTTACCCAAACGGGGCCCAAATACTTCATTCACTTCGTCTATCGTGTCAAATACTTGGCCATTTTCTTTACCTAGTATTGCCATACCCCTATAGAAGTTTTTTGATGCGTAGTAACTAGCAATTCCACCCATAGTGTTGCGCATAGCATTAGCTATCTTCCTAGCTTTTACGCCTGTTACACCTTCTTTGTAAGACATGTCAGCTTTAAAACGAAGAACATCGCCGTTGCCATCGTATCTAAAAACTGTATGCTCTACTTTTAACGGGTCAACTGCTAACTTACTACCTGCTTGATCAGTTAATTGCCCATCCTTCTGGTCGTAGACATCTTTGCTGACCATTACAGTGTACGACTCTCCGCTGACAGGGCTAACTTTGACAGAATAAAACTTACCGTCCAGTATAGCGTCACCATTCATGTCGGTCTGTAAGAAATCAGCGTGAAAGTCTAGCTGATTACTTTTTTCTATTGGTATACCTTGCTTCCTTATCTGCGTGCTTATAGCGCCCATGCTCATACTATGACTAGATATAGTTGACTCGTCTTCTACATAGATAAGAAACTCAGAGAATTTTTTGTTTGCAAACTCCGCTTGTATTTCCGAAGGTAACTCTTGTACGTACGCTGTAATTGCAGCACGTACGCTGTCAGCTACATCTTTTAAATGCACCATGTCTTGTAGCTTGTCTATAGCTGTACTATCACCGTCAAGATGTTCTATCAAAGCTACAACGCTTTCAGAGTCTTTACTTTCTACGTACATAGCTAACCGCTCTAGGTTCATGTACGCAGTGTTACGCTGTTCTTTAAATGTTTTGAATATAGCTCTAAGCCGTGGGGGAACTTGAAAGTGTGAAGCTATTTTAGAAGTATGCCGAGCCAGTCTAGGCATGTTAGTACGTACGTAATTAGCGGTGGCTTCCCTATGCTTATCAAAAGCGGCTGCTTTCTCTGGCCATTTAGCAGCGGCAAACATAAACTGAGAAGAGATCGTATCAAAAACGCCTTTGTGGTTAGATGCTGTGTCAAATAAATCTGAGTTTAGTGGGTTTCCGTCTACGTCAGTGGGGCCAAGATCAGTGTTCTCAGCCATAAACAGGGCTCTACCTTGCCCAGATATACTAGTTTCCCGCCCATCTAGCCTAGCGTTGTCTAGGATAGCCATCGAAGTATCTAATACATTGTTTGCAACTGTACCCTTAACGCCTAGAAACTCTTGGAACACAGCAACAATTTTAGCCCAAGCACCTTCTATTATCTGCTTCCACTTTGCAGTGCCCGGAGAAGGGTCAGACTTTATGGCTTTTAGTAAGTTTTTAAAATCTCTCATAGTTGTGCCATAAGCCATAAGCTCAAGCACCGCGTTTAAATTTGCGTTGGCATCTGTCTTATCGGAGCGCACACCTTGCAATAACTGGACTATACGAAGCGCGTTTTCTTTATACTGTGGAGGCATATTAACAGCGTTAAACTGCTCAGTTGTGCCGTCGCCAACAAAGGCAAATATCTCGTCCAAGGAAGTAGATAGGTCAGAAACAAGCTCAGACTCTGGGTTCTGGTACACCCAGAATTGTGTAGCCGCGTGCATAGTTTCATGCAGTATTTCTTCCTGAGATGCTTCTTTGTGGATGTATATAGTATTGGTCGCAGGGTCATAGTGAGGGTTAACTTTACCTTTTTCGTCTTCTAAAAACTTAACTTGTACATCTGCGTTGGCCGCATTGTTTGCGCCTTTGCTAGTTTCTTCTAACACTAACCTTATCTGAGTTGCTAAGTTTTTGGCGTATGGAGATACCGCACCTTGAAACCCTGCAACGCGAAGCAATAACCCACGGATGCCGCCTTCGGCAACAGCTTGAGTAATAGGAGTTATTCTAGAAGTTTTTCTTGCCTTGTTACTCTTACGTGTTTCCCCACCGCGTACTACATCTAAATCACCAAGAGTGCCGTCTGCAAACCGCGTGAAAGCATTGGACAATAAAGTATCTACAGTAGTTTCTAAATCCTGTTGGTTATTTAAGTTGTTTTTATTAAGAAACTTTCCTATCTGCTCATATTTACTGGTGTCTACAGTACTAGACCGTGACCGCTCGTTTCGTACTTTCATAGTGCCCAGAATTGCTTCTAAGTTTTTAGCGCCGCCTACAGTGTCTATCAAATCCTGCATGGCAACGGGTAACGCCCTAGAAGCTTGAAGAAGCTCATTCTTTTTCTTACTACTAATTTTTCTATTTCCGTCCTTAGTTTTAGATACTACATTCTTACCTGCGTTTTCTTGAATACCTGCGAGTTGGACTACCCGCATAATTTTATTGTGGATGTCACGCATCTGAGCTATGCCACCTTCGGTCATAGCTTCTTGATCTGGTTGCGCAGTGCCGTCTTTATATATAATAGCGTTAGGCACTCTATCTGAACTACGAATCATACGAACTAAGCCAGAAATAATACCTTGTGGAAGAGTAACTTGCCCTGTGACTTCCCCTTTTTCTGAAGCTTCCGCAGCTTCTAGTTTCTTGGTGTTATACACCATCTCCATTTGTTTAGCGTCAGCGTCAGTAAACAAGCCGTCTTCTAGTTGCTCGTCTATCGTGTTGGACAAAGCTTCTTGCTCCGCCGTCTGCTCCGCTTGGGGCTGAGTTATGTCAACACCATCAAATAATTCGTCAACAACTTCGGTATTTGGATTGGTTAAATCTATCTCGCTTTCTTGTGCAGTTTCGGCTTCATTAGTAACACTACCAAACAATGCAGGGTCGGCTTCTTTTAATACCGCAGACTCAAACTCATCTAAAGGTTGTGACAATGACTTAGTTCCATCTTCAGCAGTGTCTATTTTGCCCATGGCAATGCGTAATGCGCTAAGTTTACCGTTAGCAGCTTCTGAGAAATCCGCCTTAGCTAAGTTTATGTCAATAGCTTCCGCGTCAGCTTCTAGTGAATCACGATCCGCTTCTAACTTAGTTAGCATGTTTTCTTTTACAATACGTTGGCCGGGGGGTAACTGCTTGCTCCCTGAAGCCTCAGTAGCAACTTCAGATAAAGAATCTTCTATTTCCTTTATTCTGTTATAAACTTTCGTTAACTTATCATTAACAGTCCTACTGTTACGCTCTAAAGCAATGCGGGACTCCGAGCTAATAGTGTCAGCGTCATATATTTCAGAACGCAGTGTGTTTGCAAAATCACCAACAGGGCCATCCCCATATGCAAACTCCATGTTCTCAGTTTGCTCATTGGCGTTGCTAGCTCGTTCTACTTGCTGGTTAAATAAATCTCCACCAACGTCTGATCTAGTGTCTGTAGGTAATACAACAGGGGCTGTAAGATCAGTCTCACCAAGCTCGTTTATTTTACTAGGTGCATCAATGCGTTTCTGTAATATGGCAGCGGCAGCGGCACTCATTGATCCGCCAGTTAATCCGCCTGCGACAGCGGCATTTAAAAACTGTGATTTTGCTTGCTCAGCAGTAACGGTTCCATCTATACCTAATTCTAATGCGGTTTGAGATACTTCCGTACCTGCCTCAGTAATAGAGCCTACAGCGCCTGCTTTACCAAACCTAGCCGCTGCTCCTCCAGCATATCCACCTTTTAATCTTGCCATGCCAGTTAACGCGGCAGGCACAGCAGCTTCTGCTAAACCATAAAGTGGAGCAAGTGCAAGAGCGCCAATAGGATTAGGGTCTCCATCAGCAGCGGACGATTGGTATAAAGAACCATAGCCTAAACCAGAACCAACAATAGTTGACTTAGCTAAAGCTTCACCCTGCGCTAGGGCTGCTCTACGCATAGCGCGAGTACCACCTGCTTTGTATCCCGCGCCACCTAACATTCTAGGTGCCATTGTTCCTAAACGAGTAAGACCTGCGGCGGCTGCTCCTTGGCCTAGACCGGGCAGCGCTTGTGCGCCTATAACAGTTCCCATAATGGGAACTTGTTTACCTATCTGGTACTGTGCGTAATCAATGTAGTCACCAATACCTTCTAAATCTTCAACACGATCAAGTCCGGGCTTACCTGCAAGATAGGACTCGTAGCCTTGCCTGTCGGCGGAACCTCGTAAACTTTCTGCAATACCGTCAGCACCCACTAAATCAGCGGCACCCGCAACTGCGGAAGTTCCCAACATCTGTACGACATCAACGCCAGAGGAAACACCCGCAGCTAAGTCACCTTTGTCTCTTCCTGTTGACATTCCAAAGTATTCGGCTATTTCCTGTGGGTCACGCCCAAGATCATTAGCAAATTCTACAACTAACTGCGCATCCGAGACCCCTTGTAATTCTTCAGGGGCCTTTTCACGTAGTTGCTCAAGTGTTCTTATGCCCATTTACAAAGTCCTGTTAGCGGTCGGAATATCTTAGGGGTATCTCTTTTTGCAGCCCGCTTTGGGCCCTGAGACCCCATTGGGGCTGTAGCTCTAATAAAGCTCTACGCAATATGGGGTCTAAGTTACCATTGGTAACAATCTCGTTTAGCTGTTGGGGGCTAAGATCAGCGACTAACGTATCCGCTTGTGATCTAGCCGCATCTTGCGCAGCTGTCTTCGCAGTTGCCGTGGCATCTCTTTTAGCTATGCTGCTGTCAGCCGAGGCTACTAGGCCTGCTACATCAGCATAGCCACTACCTATACCTATCTCTGGATCATCTTGGCCGTCTAGGTTAAGACTATTATTCATAGCATTCTGCCAACGAGTACCTGTGGTATCTTGGCCCACATCATAGCCACCAACTTCTAGTAGCTCATCCCGAAGAGTTTCATCCCGGAATATCTGTGGAAACTCTTTACCAATTTTAGATATGTACTCCCGCTTAGACTC